TGCCGCCACGCTCTTTTGCTAATTCGTCCGCCACTTCGTATGCTTTCTTCATGGATGGACGAGCTAATAGATCTTCAGGGATTTCCGGCGCAGCTTGTTTGAACGCCTCTCCGTAATTCTTTTCTGCTTCTATTTCGCGAACAACTTTGGCAAATTCCAGTCTTTCCGGCGTTCCAGCGACCCGACCCATAGCGGCAGCACGCGCCGTTTCTTGCGCTTGCTGAACCGCACGCGCTTGTTGTGGCACTTGCTGGGTAACTTTTTCGCCAATAGCTTGAATAGCGGGAGCGTTTATATCTGCAAGCGCTTGTGCCGAAGTCATTCCAGGCTTTGCAGCGGCTAATGCGTTCATAGCCTCTGGCATTTGCGCGCCAAAAGCCTCACCATACATTTGCGCCTTTGGATTCATCATATTGCGAACTATAGGCGTCGCTACATTCGCAACATTTGTTGCGCCAGCCATAAAGGGCGACGCAAGTCCTCTTGCGGCAGTTGCGCCTAGTAACGTAGATACAGGCGCTTGCTTGAAGGATTCAAATGGATGGCGCGCAACTTGATACGCTCCACCTAATAATTGAGCGCTAGTCTGTAATGGACTGCCAACGGCTTCAGCAACGCCTTGAAGCGCCTGTAGCGGATCTGTAGCTACATTATACGCGCCTTGCGCTATATTCATAACGTCCGCTGGAACATTACCGGCGGCTTCGCTTAAATAGCCGAGAACCTTACCTGACGTTGTATCAGCAAAACCTGACGGCTTTTCTTCTAGCGCGCTAATGTCATAGCCATTAGCTTTCAGCTTTTCTACAAGCTGGGCTTTTGTCGTGCCATCCGGCACATTTTTGATAACGGTGCCGTCAGGAAGCCGAACGTCCATTATTTCAGATCCCCAAAGTCAATCACACCGCTTGGTTTTTGCTCTGCACCGCGCCGCGCGCCTATGATTCCGCCAATTTCTTTCTTAGGCTCAAACAATTGAGCGCCCGATCCAAATTGTTTATTTAGGTTATTAAGGATACCGAACGCGCTACTGATGTTGGCGATATTATCGGGATCCGCCAAAGCGCCCATAAGTCGCTGACCCTCTTTTTCAGAGTCAAAGTTCTTGCTCTGAAGACCTGCCGCCGCCGCGAATTGAGGCACCGCTGTTGTGACAAGTGACTTTAGTTGATCCACAAGCGCCAGACGCTCGCTGGCGTCCAGCTTGCCAAGAATCTGTCCGGCTCTACTTTTGTTCGCTAAAGCCTCAAAAGTATCACCCGCTGATTCGCCAGGAACAACAATGCCTTTAGCTTTGGCAAGATCAATAAATGTCGTGCCCATATCCTTAAGCGTGTTGCTAAAGCGATACTTGCCAAGCGCTTCTTTCTCCCGCCCCGCTGGAGCTGAACGCATAATATTTTGTTCAGTCGCCATCGTATCCTGAATAGCTCTAGCTTCAGGCGTTAATTCCATACCCGCAGGCCCAAGATTACGCCCGATAGTCGGCGCTTCTTGAACTTTCTGCATTGTTGGTGCAGCGCCGCCAAGACCAGGTTTGACAACGACTGGCGTTTCGCCTTCTTTAATTCCTTGAATGTGCGACTTTAGATTGTCTTGGATTGTCGCCATCTGTGTAACAAAATTAGTTAGCGACTGTTCGTCATATTTAGGCGGCAGAACAGACTTTAAATCATTAGGCAAGCCAGAATACCAAGCGTCATAGCCTTTACCGTCGGCCATAACAATTTTAGCGCCCTTGACTTCTTGGTTTCGCAACAAGTCAGCATCGCGCTCAAGCGCGGCTTTACTGCCTTGAGCAAGCTCTTTTTCAACTTGCGCGCTGTATACTGGTCTTTTCATCGCAAGCTCTTGAGCCGCTTGGCTTTCCAATGCGCCATAATGTTGCTGCCCCCGCAAAGCATTAGACAACTGAATAGCTAACTCAGGATTATACCGCGCAATATCTCTTACGCCTTGTTGAGACATAAGATTAAAATTCTGCCCACTTAATACGCCGCGCAGAGCATTTTGCTGATCTTGCTCTTGCTGCAATTTTTGCATCTGCATTTGCGCCAATTGATTTTGCTGCGCGCGAGCGCCCATCATCTGGTATTGAGCCAGCATGTTTGCAATGTCAGGGGCCGTGTTACCCTGCGCGCCGCGTGCAGCTATGGTGTAATCAACTGGCATAATTACCGTCCAAATATAGAGTTAAGAACGCCGCCGCTTTGATAAATGCTAGGAATTTGTCCTATTCCAGCGTAATTAGCGCCAGTATTAGGATTACGGTTCATCATGGTATAAGCCAGCGCGTTACCCACACCACTGTTCAAGGCATTACCCAGCGCTGACGCGCCGCCGACATAGCCAGAAGCTCTAGCCTGTCCGACATTCTCCATTGCCTGCCCGTATGGGTTAGCCGACGTGAGCCCCGCCATCGTTGGAATAGCGCCTGTGTAAGCGCCTGCAACTGTGTTGCCCGCATTAGTTGCCATCGTGCCGAGGTTAGAGCCAAGATTAAATTGATTGCCAGATAGCTGACCACCCATTGTGCCAGCAAGCTGCGATACTGTTCCCGCTGCCCCTGCGCCAGTGCCTGCCAGATTCTGAAGACCTTGCGTAGCTCTAAGACGGTTTTCCATAAAACGCGCGTATGCGTTCTGGTATTCTTGACTGCCAGCTTCTTGACCGTAACGAATACTAGCTTTTAGTGCGCCACCTGAACCCGCTGTGCCGCCTGCACGCGCCATATTAAGCATGGCCTGTTCGCCCATTTTGGTGCGAAACGCATAGCCAGGATCCATCTGAAGTTCTTCGAGCGTAGGCATGCGTGTGTAATCACCGCCTACACCGTATAATTGAGCAAGCTGATTAGTAGCGCCTGCGCCTGCGGTCATATAAGGCTCTTGAGCCGCTACGCCTTTACCGTAGAACTCACGGGCAGTAGCTTCACCTGCACGGCCTTGAGCTAGAAGATCCTCACGGCCTTTACCGTAGAACTCACGCCCAGCCGCTGCGCCCTGTTCGGCCATGCGTCGGGCTTCGTCGCGGGCTTGTTGCTGCGCGATGTAGCCCAACATGCCGCTCTGTTGGGCAGCATTAGCCTGTGTATTTGCGGCGCTACGCGAGCCTGCGTAGTTCAAAGCCCCACTAGCGAGGGAGGTGCCGCCTAAGAGAGCTAGTGTGAACGGATCCATAATGCCTCACTATAATACTAGGTCTTGATGATGTCACTCATAGAGTATGTTAACTGTCCCAGCGTCGAAAGTATTTGTGCCATTAGTCAATAACTTAAGTCTGGTTAAAACGCCACCAACGGCCACAGATCCACCACTGGATAAAAAAGCACCAAAATTTTGAAGACCCACATTACTTGATATTACCCAAGTATTACTGGTTATGTTTACTATAGTTACAACGCCACTCATAGTTATAGTCGCTCCACCAGCCGCAGACCCTATTAAAAAAGAAGTTGAGTTGGATACGGCTGATATAGTCCCGCCGTTAACTAAATATGTATAAGAACCAGTATAGTTTGTAGTTGCGTATGTAGACGCATTTCCTAATTGCAATAGTAAATTATCTGTGCCTGATAAAGATACGCTGTCAAGCATAAGCGTAACGCGCTTTGCCCAAGATGGTATGGTAGTAAATTCAACTGTAGTGCCACTTGTAGAGGCTTTTGCGGTATCCGCAGTTATAAGTCTATTAGCCGCCGCGACTTGGCTACTAGTAATAGAAACGCCCGCGATAGTAATTGTAGTCGCTGTCGTTTTTCCGCTGATCGTATCTACTTTCAATGTGTTAGATACAGAAACGCCTGCCGCCGCGGTTTTTTCTTGCACAGTATCAACACTTAACGTCGTGCCGATAGACGCTGAAGTTGTGACAGTTAACGAGGATCCGGCAGTTAATGTCGTTCCAGATGCTAAAGTGGTGCCTGCCGTAATAGCGCCTGACGCTTTAGCTGCGCCCGTCACATCTAGTTCAACGGTAGGTGAAGCGTTTTTAATGCCCACATAGCCAGAACTAGTGCCATAGATCAGATTGGTGCTATTAGCATTTAAAATAAGCCCGCGCGATCCGACTGAGGTTAACGTCGTATTAGATGCGTCAGCGGCTAAAGTTGCGCGCGATGTGCCACTAGATGATAATTGAATTGTGCCGTCGTTAATGTCGAGAGCTGCCGTAGGCGCGATAGTTCCAATACCTACTTGACCTGTTGCGTCAATAACAAATGGAGTAGGATCAGAACTTGTATCTTCTACCTTTAGCGCCAAACCTGTGCCGGTTTGTGTAATAGTTAATGCAGTTCCTGCCGTGTTCGAATCAATCGTGACGTTGCCCGAAAGAACCGGCGAAAGCCCCGATGTCGGCGCTGAAATATTATCAACAGTCCAAATTTCTGTATTGTTTGAATCGGTTAACTTAAATTTATATGTCGCTGAACCAAGCCAGATATTAGCTTCGCCGCGCGCATCTAATACAATAGGATTGCTATTAGCCGTCGCGCCTGTTGAATCCGTATAGGTTGCCTGCGGCGTGGTCGTGCCAGCGGCATAAGTATATACAAAACCGCCTGCCAGCGGTATGCCAGCCGCGTCGATGAATTGAGCTTTGGCTGTGGGCGATACAACGGTCATTTAGACACCTACACAACTTGTAACGGTCAGGATGACCGAAGGAATAGCGGGAACTGGACTAGACGCGGCAACATAAGGGATCGTGACGTTTGTGCTATCCACTGAATAGATAAGCTCAAAATAATCACCCGTCTGGAGGTTTAGCACAAAATTCCACGCGGCAACAGCCGCAGCGTTTGAGCCGCCGCCTAGAGTTACTTGTGTCGCGGAATCATCTACATTGACACCGTTAACGCGAGGCCAAATAAAAATACTATGCCCCGAGCCAGATATATTTTTTAATTGCGCTGAAAACTGAAAATTATAAGTAGCCGTATTATCCACGTAAACGCGAGACGTGGGTGTGCCGATATAAACACCATACGTTACATCAGACCCATCCGCGCGAGTATATGTATTATTGAAGGTTATTGCATATGCTGTGTTAGTAGCCGCAGGTGTAAAAGCTGTTGTGCTATAAAATGATCCGTATCTACCCCCCGCTTCAAGCGCTTGGTAAGTATTAAAGAACCAACGATACCACGGGCGGTTAACGAACCCTGTAGTGTCGTCATTCATTTTGACGCGAGCTGCGGGGATCTGTGTGTTGTTATCGACTAGGTTAGGCATTGGTCGGGCTCGCGTGCAGTTCAGCGCCCATGATGGCGATCTGAACAGGGTCGGTGCCTGATACCTCGTAGACCCTATCGCGGAGTTTTAGTGTCATACCAAGCCGACGCCAGATCGTGCGGTAGCCTGTCTGACCGATCTGACCCATAGATTTCCAATGCTCATTAGACCACGTATGCCCGCCATCATCAGACCAACGCAACATAACTTGCGGGTCGGCTCCGACCGTGACGGTATAATCGGCATAATCTCGAATCAGTAAGGGAGATCCAGCGCGGTCAAGAATAAAATCATGTGCGCGATCATAAATATAAATAATATCATTGACTTCCTCTTGGCTATAGCCTGGAAGACCGACGCCAGCCTGACAGTCTAACTGAAGGCTATGTTGCGCTGTGCGG